ATCATTAATTCCTGGATTTACAGCCAATCTTACTTCAGTACGTGATGGTGAAATTTCTTGTAAAAAATATTTATAATCTTTTATTAAAAGTTCTTCTTCAGTATCTCCTGTTTCCCCCGCGTATATTTTACCATTAGTATCTATCCATCTTGGTTCATCAGATGCATATATACTTTTGTCCGACTTTTTTACTAATACAGATTTCCAAGATCCCCCAACCAGTCTTAAAAAATTATATACAATTTTATAATCACCTTTTTCATAACCAAGTCCTCTTAAATGTGCACCAACATCAAGTTTACCATCAGTTGGAATTGATATAATTTTTCCTGAATCTAAATAATTGTCATCTAAATCATATATATAGAATGCAATAAAATCATTTGATGACTCGCCAAAAGGTTCTAATTTATCTAATGTATCAAGACCACTAACTCCAAGCAATTTTAAAGCATCTTCTTTTAACCTTGATAATTTTCCAGTATAAGTGTCTACTGTTAATTGTGATTTAGCCATTATAACTCCGAAAATTCTCTATCAATTATATTATTAATTTCATCCGATTGATCATACACAAAATATGTTGAATTTGCTGAAATTTTCTGATTTTCATGTTCATAACTGTCACCATATGAACCTTCACCAGCTACAATTTTTTCAAAAAGGAAAATAATACCATTTGTATCTCGTAATGGTCCACCAGTCCATCTTGAAATAATATCATCTCTAATTTCTTTATAACCAACTTCATCTCTGTTTATTATACTTTGATAATATTGATTAAATTCAAGTTCTGATTCTATATATGGCATATTATCTCTCCACCTTAAAAGTCCAGTCGTCATCAAATCTCTCATCTACCTCATTAACAGATCCGCTATTTGAAATATACTTAAATAGTAATCTGTAATATCTTTCTGGCTGCAATCCTTTCATCCAAAAGTTAAAATAATTACCAGTTGTATCTAAACTTAATTTAGAATAATCATCAAAAGGAATTATTATTTCTTCAGAATATGCATCTCTAACAGAATAATATGAACTGGTTGGTAAATACTTAACAGTTAAGTTAGTAGATGATGTTGCATATGTTCTTGCTGGATATCTTTCTCTACCAACAACTCTTATTTTAGTTTTAGAGTTTTCTTTATATGCAGGTCTAAGATTTTTTACATATAACTTTACACTTTCTAAATTTGTTGAACTTAAAGCGGATAATGAACCAGTTGCTGTATCAGACCAAGACGAATCATCCCAAGCAACTTCAAGTTTTGGAACATAAATTGTATGAGTATCTCTTGAAAAGAAACTGAAATTGCCAAGATGTGTTGTATTACCTTCAGCTGGTGCTCCTGATCCAGTAGATAAATTTCCAAAACTACCACTTCTTTTAATTATAAATCCTTCGTTTGGATATACAGAAGAAGAATAAATCCAGTTATTTATAATATCACTTACATCCATTCTTAAATCTGTTGTTTCGTGATCAAATGCTTGAGATGCTTCTCTCGAATATTGTCCGCTAGTACCAGTAAACCAAGTTCCACCAGCACCATTTGGATATGTTGAAGCAGTTGCCCAATAATCTGCTGTAATTTTTCCTGTTCTATATTTCCAACTTACTCCTTCTGTAGTTACTGGGGAATCAGAAAATGTCCCCGCGCCGTTAGTCCAACTTTGACTAATAGGATAAGCATATAAATTATCAGAAGTTGTTAATTCTTTAGAATTTGCGTCATATAAATTTAAATAATATTTAGAAGTTATTGGAATTAAACCAGATTGTACTGAACTAGAAATATATGATAAATCAAACTTCATTAAAATTCTTGAAACATTTACTTCAGATCCAACATCATTCATAATTTTATTAATTTCTAAAATTTCATCAAGTCCAGTATTTTGACTTGAAGTTACAGAACCTTGATAAATTGTAGTGTCTGCTGAGGGAAATTCAAAATATCTCATTATATGTCTCCTACCACATTCCCAACTATATCTGTGTTAGGATATTTAATTTCAAATATACTTGGATCAACTGCTGGATATACAATATTATCTAATGTCCCTTTTGCTATATCATATAAATTTCCTGAATATCCATTAGATGTTTCAAAAGAATCTGAATTTGTAACATTAATTAAATTTGGATTCCCAACTATTGGTGCTACTAATGATGCAACACCTTCCACAACAGACAATTGATAAGCAATATCAGAAAGCATAATTGGTTGATTAATTTGCCATTTATCTATATCAAAGTATGTTTTTAATGTATCAATACATCTTAAAAGTACTTCCTGTTTATTATAACCTCTTTTACTTAAAACTGCAAATTGTACTTTTATATTAATTATCCAGGCATCTTTTATATTAACTGCATCTGTCATCATTCTATATTGACTTAAATATATTTTTATATTTTCTTTTGTAGCTTGATTTAAACCAACTAATTTTTTATTTCTATCATATCCCAATGTATATAAATTTAATGCAAGTGGATTATCAACAAAAGTTGGATCTTGTTCCATGTCCCAATCTGGAGAAACTTGTTGATCTTGAATAATATATGCTTTAGCTATATTTCCATATTTAGATGGTAATGAATATAATCTCGTAATATAATCTTCCTTTGTGACAGCTCTACCTTGTGATTGAAAATAAGCAAGAGCATTAGTTTTTATTTCTTCTATTGTTTCACTACCTTTACCGCCAGTAGCAGGTTCTGGATTAGTAGTAGCTACAGAATTTTTAGCATCGTTTAATTTAGTTGTATTTAGTGTCAATGATTCATCGATCTGATAAGTTATTGAAGATATATTAGTTATTGTATTTGATGGTGAATTATTATCTATTCCACCGCCATAAGAATATTTAATAGTTAAAGTTGTATTTGTAGGACATTGACCATAAGTTTCTGTTTTAAGAAAATTTGCAGGATCAAATGCAGTATCAAGAAAACTTGGTGTACCAGGCAAATTAGATCCTACATTACTTGGATTTGGAATAATTTCTTCATCAGCACCTTCAGCAACTCCAGCACCAAATCTCAATTCTGTTTTACCATCAGGTCTTATAAATGTAATATATCTTTTAGAAGTTTTAGTTAGTTTTAATAAATATGAAGTAGAGTTCTTTTCACTTGACAAATCAGGAGAATTTCTAGCGGTATTTTCAAAATCTGCATAAACTACATCTTGAGCTAAAAATGGAACTTCGTACCAACTATTACCATCACTATCTATTACACTAATTATTTCTAAAACCTTTTCAGTATTTAAAGCTATTCTTTTAAATTTTTCTGCTGCACCAAATGTAAAATATTCCGTTGTGATGTTTCCACTAATTGCTTTAACTGACTTTTTAAATAACCATTTAGATACTTTATTTTCATCATCTACTTCATAAATATCATCTTGTCGTGGATCCATTGAACTTGAATTTGCAAAAATACAGTCTTCAACAGTTCTAAAAGTTGTACCATTTTCTGAAGTTATTGTTGTACCAGTTGGAATAGTAAGAGCATAATCTTCATCTGGTATTCTTGGTTCACCTGTACCAAGTACTGGAACTGTTTGAAAAACATCAAGAGTTACAGTGGCTGGTGATGATAAATTTGGCTTATATCCATATCCTTGAGCTATCTCATAAACTGTTTTATCTTCTTCCGCATAAGGTAACATAGTTTCTTTAAATTGTTCATCTATATAAAATGATAATACGTCACCAACATAAGATGCCATTTCTACAAACATCATTCCTGGATCTGATTCATTAAAATCATTATATGTGTTAGGAAAATAAGTTTTTGCAAATTCTATTAGATCTCCTCTAAATGAAGAAAAATCTTTATTTAAATATTTTACATCTCTACTGAGGTATTTTGTTGCCATTACAGTTCTCCGTCTACTGTTTTAATTGTGATTCAAATTGGTTCATATCAATTTTAACACTTTCAAATCTATCTGGTTCAAAGGTTAATCCAAAATCTATATTAACATTAATTTGATTTTCTGAAACCTTTCCATATTCAAAATTTATATTTATTATGTTTATATAAGGTAGCCAAGTTTTAATTGCATTTGAAATAGAAGCTTCTATTATATCTTCGAAGTTTTCATCCATTTGTTCAAAAATAAGTTCATGTAATTCTGATCCAAATTCTGGTTGACCTAATCTTTCACCTGGAATAGTTAATAAAAGATTTCTTATGTTATGTTTTGCCTGTTCAAATGTAGTTTTTGTTTGGGCAAATATTGATGAACCTCCCTGTGTTAATGGTAGTTTCAATCCTATATAAATATCTGGATTTAAATCTTTTTCTCTTGCACCCATTTAATATCCCCAATCAATTGTTTCAGTTCCAGTTAAGTTAATTGTACTAATATCAGTAACAATTCCATTTGTCATAGTAACTTTTGCGTAACGTTCTTCAAGGTTATATGAATACCCAAGGCCTTGGCTTCCAATACGATTCATCCTATAAGTTTTAGTAATAAAATATTTTGTAACTCCATCACTCCTAATATATTCTTTTATAGGAACTTTTTCACTTTTAACTGCAGGTATAATACCTCCTAAACTAGCAGGTGTCTGATCATCATAAGGAAAAAAAACATCTTCTGTAGTTATTGATGAATTATCATTTCCATCTGTATCTTCAGCACCTAAATAAGTATGAATTGCTTCTGCTTCCTCTTGCGCTAATCTACCATTAAATTCTCTCTGATATATTTTAGCAGGACGCTCCATATTCTTATCTATTCTATCATTTTTTATCTTTTCTAATTTATATTTTAAAAATTGTTTATCTAATGCCATATTAACCCCGTTTTTTCTTATCTATTGCCTTCATTAAATCACTATAATCTCTTGTTAAAGCATCTGTTACATGATCTGGAACATCATCAACAGATACACCAGCTTTTTTAATTGTATCAACTGCTGCCATATCTCTTCTAGTTTCTTCAGATTTACCATATCCCAATAATTCTGTCATACGATTTGTATCAAATGTACCACCACCTAAAGTTGGATATTCTTCTTTATCACCTTGTGGAAGTCCACCTGCGGTTTCATTTAAAATATTATTTAAAGATTCATTGGTGGTGTAGTTAACTTTTTTCTTCTTTCGTACTTTTGGTTTTGTAGATAACTCACCATTTTTTTCTTTTAAATCTAATTTACCATTAGCTTTAATAGATTGTATTCCTTCATTAATAAATATAGTATCCATTTGTTTTCGTACTTCTTTACGAACCATACTTTCAATTAACGAAATTAACTGTGATTTTTTCATTTTAAAACTCCTTACATTTCTTCTAAATATTTTTGTATTA